TCAATTTCTTTTGGGTCTCCTGCAAGGTAGACACTCTGATAACAATGATTAGGCACTTTCTATATCCTTCCTTATTTGAATAATTGTTTTATCATAAAAGTTGTAATCGGAACCTAAGATCTCATCCAATCCTCTCTTACCAACTATGTAAAACAAAGGATCTTTGGGGCTTAGTAAATCCAAAGCGAATCTCTCTTGCTCTTTCTCAGATAACTCATCGAAAGTTTTGTTGACATCATAATCTCTCATCCGAAATGACCTCTCCAAATCTTGACCGCCTCATCAATAGGCAAGTCATTCAAGATTACCGACTCAGGATATCTTTTTTTAAGAGCATCCGAGTTGGCATTAATATGCCAATCATAAAGACCCATCTTTCCGTCATCGTTTTTTTGATAAACAACCTTGTTCTTTTTTAAGGCTTTCTTTACATCTTTCGTGATTAAATAATTAGTGACTTGCTCATGACACCAACCTTCAAAACTTTCATCAAAACCTTCAGGTGCCCAATCATATTTACCAACATCTCTTTTTGGTAATGATTTGAAATACTCATCAACCTTTTTCATGGTCGCACGATAGTCGCCCTTGAATTTATTGTGTGAGTATTCACGGTCACATCCACCATGACCATCGTTGCTTACCATGGCAAAAGGCTTGCCATCTAGATAGACATTTGCCTGATAGCAATATGTCTCTTCACTTGCCCACTCTGAGTGTTTGATAGCTTTCATTTCCAAATTCATAATCTTTCCTTTCTATATGTATTACAAATGTTGAATGGTTGTAGAATACCTGAACCGAATAGGGTGTCAAGAAATATTTGTGTTTACACTGTTTACGCACATTCTCCAAAATTTTTATTTTTTTTTTTTTTCAAGTGGTTTTTTTTGTAAACAGCGTAAACAGCGTAAACAGTACCTTATTTATATAGCCCAGTGTGTTTACACCTGTTTACAGAATGACCCAATTGTTTACACCAGTTTTCTATAGTTGGTTTGAAAAAATGTCCAAGCTTGCCAAAAACAGCGTAAACAGCGTAAACAAGTGTAAACAGAACAATGAGGTAAACATGGCTTCGATCAAAAAGAAAATTGAAGAAGAACATGGGCGGCAACTAACCAACAGACAGATGACTTTTGCTACGCATATTGTGGAGGGCATTTACTCTAATGCGGAGTGTGCTCGGAAGGCAGGGTATTCTGAAGATGTTGCAAAGAAACAGGCATCGGTATTGTTGAACGGTCGGGACTATCCCCATGTTGTGGAGTACATCCAAGAATTGAGAGATGAACGTGAACGTAGGTATGGGGTGACAACCATCGGACAAATGGAACGGTTGCACAATCTATCTTTGGGTGCGGAGGAGGCAGGTCAATTCTCTGCGGCAATCAACGCAGAAAAAATCAGGTCGGCTTTGGGTGGGTTGACCATCGACAGGCGAGAAACAATCAACACAATCGATCAGTTATCTAGGGATGAAATCACAGCAAGATTGGCGGCTTTGCAGAAACAATATCCACAGGCATTTCAGATCGAAGGAGACTACAAGGATATAACAAATGAGCCGAGGTCAGGAAGCAAACTTCTGGAGCACGATCAGGCAGAACTTGCCGAAGAAGTGCTTCGCCACGAGAATTGAAAACAAACATGGGGGCGGTGTTCCTGATGTTCATTTGGTTTGGGATGGGTTGCCGTTTTGGTGTGAACTGAAAGTAACCAAAGGAAACGCAGTAAAAGTCACGCCTCATCAAGTTGCATGGAATATGGCATATTGGGCACGAGGTGGGTCGAATTTCTTCTTGGTAAAGTGTGCCTCTACACGCGATATAATTTTATTTGATGGTGATCAGGGGGCTAGTTTAATCAAGGGCGGTGTCTCTGCGGCTCAAGGTTCAAGGTTCAAGAATCCTGCGTCTTTGTTCTGCGCCCTGCGCCCTCGCTTGGAGTCTCGTTTGCCTGCGTCCCTGCGCCCTGCGTCTTGATTCTGGTATAGTATACGGGACTGCCCGGAAAAAGAAAAGGGCCAGGATATCCTGGCCCCATTGTTTAGTGTTCTACTATCGCGATTGATTTTGCTTTGCTAGATCCGCGACATAATTTGCAAGCGGTGCATTGCACCCGACGTCCCGCCTCTTTGGAAGCTGGACAAAGTGTTTCGTTTTGTTTGTCTAAGTCTGCTAGATCCTGGATCACTCGGAAAGTGCGACGTCCCGCCGCCCAGTGTTCCTGGGCTTGTTCGTATGTGTCCGCGGATTGCATACAAATTTCTGGCGACCAGGATTCTTGGTGGGTGTATGCTGTCCAAGTCTTAGCTTGGTCAAGTAAGTTTATCCAAACATATTTTGGAACCGCTGCGGGGTCGCCATATGTCCCGACTCTTACGAATCTATCTCGACCCATTTCGACCGCGTCGCCAGTTTGATAAACTCCGCGTTTGTATGCTTTCCAAACAATCAAAACGCCTTGCCCTAAGTTAACATAACAGCGACGACCTTTTGCAATCTTGCGCTTTGGGTCGTCGGTTGGTGTTCCGCGCATTATGCAATTGCCACAAATAGAAAAGTCTGCGCCTGTCTTTGACGCTTCAAGCGGGTTCAAGTCTTCCCGCAATATGTAAGTTTGAACGACCTTGCCCGTTTTGGTATTTCTATCCGAGTATGTTGCAATTACTACAATTTGCCCGTTATCCAATAGACTAGGTCCCTTGTATATAACAGCGTGTTTCAACGTGTATCCTTTCGTAATAGTTAACAGTCTAAGTATACCATGCCACAAACAAACAACAAGTAAAAAGTTTTTCGTTTAAGTCTGCGGCTTGGCTGGTCCGAGGGTCTGCGGGTCTGCGGCTTGGTTCTTTCTTTTATACAAAAACCCCCAGGGCCAGGCCCCAGGGGTGAAAGGAAAGTGCGCGATAACCCTCGCGCCAGGGATAGGTTTATTCTTTTTCGTGTTCGAGTATCTCGTGCTCAAACACAACGAAATCATTCCAACCATGAAACTTAGTAACATGGACGCCTTTTGAACCGTCAGAGTGATCCGTCCAGAACGCTGTAACTTTGCGTTTGGCTTTGGTGGTCCCGCTGCGGGTTGGGGATCTGAATGTGATCAGGTCCCCTATCTTTATATCTTGAACGTTTATCGTCATAGCCCCACCCCATAACCGATGAGCAATAGAGCCGCGAACGTGACGAACAAGGCTACAGCTGCGAGTATATCCTCAAGCACCGAGGTATAATTACCTCGAACCCATTTGATTAGTGTCTCAATACCGTGATACATTCGTATTCCTTCCATGCTAAATCTTTTTCAATTTTATCAAACACTTTGCGTAAGTGTGGATGTTTTTTTAAAACCAGTTCAAATATCTCTAAAGACATCGACTTTGCACAACTCAAAGCATACTCATGCATCCGTTCATGCTCGATGTCTAATTTTTGAGGATCAATAACCGTTTCATATTCATGCTCAACATATTGCTCTGCAGCTTGTTTGATCGCAGTATACATTTTGTTTTCCTTTCTTGCTAAATGTATAGAAGTGCTGGCCCATCCCTGGGCCAGCCAATCAATACACTTATCCGGGGTATTCGTTACGCCATTCTGGATCGGCGTCGATTAGTACGCCGTTCTGGATTACTTCCCTCGCATACCCGTCGCCTATCTCATCTCGATAGTCAGTTAATGGGGACGATGTAGCTAAGAACCATCGAGCATAAGGATCTTTACGTTCAGCTTCCGAATGCTTGTAGGTTTTTAAAACTTTCCAGATCCAACCAGTGCGCGGGTCGGTGTAGGTTGCGTATGGGTTATCCGCTTTACGGGTTTTTCCAAATGATGTTCTAGGCATTTTGTTTTCCTTTCGTAATGTTAAGAACATGGTTAGTGTAGCCCAGTTGTTGCTGGGCTACAAGTGTTTATTTCAGTTTATCAAATTCAGCTATTAGCTGATTGTACATTTCGGCGGCTTGGTCATCCCGTCCCGCAGCTAACATGGTAAACATCATTTCAAGTTTAAACTTGAGCTTGTTCCCTAATGTTGTTTCTTTTTCCATTTTCTTTCCTTTCGTAATGGATGGGAGGCCGAAGCCTCCCGATTGATTAAGCAATCTCGGCGGCGATTGCTTTGGCTAATTTGTTCTTATAACCGCCATCCTTGAAACGACCTTTAACAGTAACAGGATCATAGTACTTGATCATTTCTTGGAACAAGTTTGGCTGATGTTCTTCCCACCATTGTCTATTGGGTGCGCGTAAGCTTTTCGTTTCAGGTCCCATTTCAGCCCATCCAAGTTTTACCGCTCGTGCTTTAAGTTTTTCAATCTCGGCTTTGTGGCCTTCAATCTTTTTCTCAAGCTTGATGATTTCTCGGAATAGTTTTTCTTTAGGTTGCATTGTCTTTCCTTTCGTAATGCTAACAGTAACGAACTTGTTACAAGTAACAAGTTAAGCACTATCTACAATTAATCAAGTACCAAACAACAATTAATCTACAAAGTGACCCTACGTCACTTTAGGGGTTACTCCGCCGCATTGCGGCACGATTTCTGCATTGCAGAAAGGGGCACCCCCCATATTTTGCACACGCACCGCACACATATACGCTGTATATGTTAGTTATGTAAATTCATTCGGGGGTATCTCCATTGGGCAACAATCAAACAACAACTAGGTTCCCTAGCCCCCTCAAAAAATCGCGGGTATATTTTCATTTGAGATTGTTGTAAGGTGGCAGAAAAGAGGTTCAAGATGCGTGAAGTAGACATTCAAGATCCAAATCGCTTTAGGCAAGTTGCGGCGCAGATGGCGGAGCGTTATGGTGTAGATCCAGAGTTATATGTTCGGTTGATCGAGCGTGAGAGTGGATTTGATCCTATGGCGAGGGGATCTTCTGGAGAGCTTGGGTTGGCACAGATTATGGCGGATACTGCTCGTAACCCTGGGTTTGGTGTTACGCCATTACAGAATCGTGCTGACCCATTTGATAACTTACGTTTTGGTGCTGAGTATTTAGGTGCGTTGGTTAAGTATTACGATGGTGATATGGAAAAGGCATTGATGGCTTATAATGGTGGCGCTGGAAACGTGGACAAGGGCAGGCCGAGTGAGGCTGCGAAGGAGTATGCTTCTTCGATTATTCCGCAGAAGTCGGATGCTAGTGCAGACAAGGAACTTGATCGTATGCTTGCTGCTTTGTTGGCATCTCCGAAAACTCCGAAGGCTAGAGCCAGACCCGATTTTAAAAGGATTGGCAAGAGTAGCCGGATGAGTCCGTTGAGTGGTGGTGGTGATCCTATGCGTAAGATGATGCAGCAGGCTATGACGCCAGGTGGTATTGAGAGTTTATACAAGAAGACATGATTGAGGATGCGTTACATTTGTGGACGACGGTTGAACCGTATAGTGGTTTTCCGTGTGCTACGATTGCGTGGAGATTGATTCCTGCTATAGACAACGAGCAGATAAAGTTATTTTATCGTGATGGTGAGTGTGTTGGATTAGTTACTTGGGCGTTTATGACTGAGGAAGAATTTGAGACTAGGGATTACAGTGGTGTTGAGGTTTTTGCTCGTCGAGACGGAGAAATCATGGTTGTTATAGATATGATTGCGCCACATGGTAAAAATGATGTATTATGGATAAGTAAGGAAATGCGTAAACACTTTTACACACATTATCCTGATGTAAAGGATGTGAGGGCGCACAGGGGAAAGCGGGACGGTTCGTTCCCAAACAAAGGAGCATGGCATGAAAACGCTGCTTGATTTATTTAGATTCAGTCCTCAGATTGTATATGGCGGAAGCGGCGGTGGAGGCGGCGGCGGTGGATCAAGCTCTTCGGACGACGACAGAGGTTCTTCTAACAAACGTACAGAACAGCAGGTTCAGGATGATATCAACAAAGCATTAAAGGACAGCGGCGGAGCGTGGACATCTGAGCTAAATGATTTGGTGGCGGAACGTGATGATGCGAGAGCAGGCACGACGACCACTACGACCAAGACTACAACTACAGCCGTTTCAACGAGCAGTCGTGACGACGACAAGCCAGCAAAGACCACCACCGATGATAAGTCTACGCTGACTAAAGGCAATACGATTGGTCAGGTATCGAAGACGGGTCAGTATGCTGGCGATGGATTTGAGTGGGTAGAGACAACGACATCTGGTGGATCAGAGTTCTTGACTCGTACTTATACGGGCGCGGGTAAGGATAACAATCTTGGTCAGGATGTTATCTTTGGTAATACGGCTCAGAAGGATATGAAAGAGACGATTGCTAAGAT